AACAAGGCCGTCACGGAGCCATCCGGCAGCGGAAGGATAGCGTCGTTCATCTCTGCCCCTATGCCCGTAGCATACCAAAGCTGCCCTACATGGCTAATGCCCCACAGCCTTTCGTCCCAGACTGTGAGGTACTTAGTGTCTGTCGTATCAGTAGTCCAACTTGAGCCATTTGATGAGTAGGTATATCCACTGCCATTAGTGTCATAGTGGGCAAAGACCAGATAGGTCGTCCCCCCTGCGTCTGTGAACACCACACTGTCCGTCACTTGGTCGGTAGCACTCTGTGTGAGTGCCGATCCCCAACTATCATTCGTGTTGTTGTACTTGAATAGCTTTGGACTCTCTGATGCTGTCCCGTTCCAGAAGGCATAGACCTCATCAGACAGGGTGTTGATAGCCCCTATCTTAGCGTCAGTCAGGCCATGTGCGGGGATATCGCTTTCCGTAGCCAAACCGGGAAGAACAAGATGATTCTTATATCTGAGCTGGGCCGTACTGTACCATGCCCTGCTTACCTCGGCTGCGCCTTCCATGCGGTTAATGCCGATGCCACCACGCCAGTCAGACCACGATATGATAGACGACCGAAGGTTAGAGTCCTTGGTCGTGTCTCCTATGACTATCTTTGCAGGGTAGATTGAAGCAAGCGTGGAACGTACCGGGCGGGTAGTAGGATAGTACACGCCGTTGAGAAAGATCTCATTCTGTTCAACAACAGCACCAGCCATCAGTCCACAGACCTTACATTAACGAGCATTGGGAAAGCTCTCCGTGCCCGCTGTGCCTGATCTGACCAGAACGCACTGAGCTGTCGCTTGGCATCAGGATCCGTTGCCGGGCCACCACCCGTAGAAAGAAGGGCTAACGCCACAGAATTGGCGATGATGTAGTCCTCGTCAATCTCAGTAGTAGTTGAGTCAGCCGTAAGCAGTGCGGGCTTGTCACCCCCAGTTATCTTAATAAGGGCATACCCGACTACACACTGGCCATCCCTGACCAACACTAGGTCGCGGGACTCCTTGTCTATCTTCCAGTTGCGCCGATCCAGTGTTGACCACTCAGCCGTGTCATTTGCTACGGCTACGATGTCATCTATCCATACCGTGCAAGCCCCTAAGTCAGTGACGTGCTTTAGCCCGATGGAAATTATCGCAGTATCAGTCTCAGGATTAGCAAGCGTCAGTCGAACAAATGTCCATGTGTCAGGAGATATGGACGGGATATTAATTGTCTCTAGCGGGCTAGCGCAAGATGCAGTGTCGTCCAATAAAAATTGTAGATCGCCAGCAGATGTAGCACTGGAAATTCCTGTGATCTTTACCCACATCTCTATCGTATCGTACTTAGATAAATCCTTGCTTGTAATACTCTCGGTAACAATTTGATTCGTACCAGCGGCAGCAGGGATAATAAATTTATTACTTGCAGTTCCCTGCTTCTTGTCCTCTGTATCTACAACAGGGAACAGCAACACGCTAGCACCATCAGAATGTGTTGCCGCAGTAGTGCCACCTGCCCCTCTGGATACAGTCAACGTATTGGACGAGATGCTACTAATGGTCATCTTCTCAGAACCAACCATAATTTGCTGGTCTGCCCTGAGTTCCGTTGCGCTGGTCACTGCAACAGATGTTGCAGCAGCATCAGTTATGGCTCCATTCAGCGTGGTTGCCACCAATGTGGAATGTTCGTCAAATGCAGCAGCGCTAGCATGGATGCGTGTGCTGCTCACCTTGTGTCGGTATTCTATCTTGGAAATCATGGAGATGCCGGACGGGATATCAAACCTCGTCTGGTGTCCATCTCCGTGGAGTTCTATGTTTTCTATCGGGTCGTAGATCCATCCAGTCGCAGCCATAATGGACTGGTTGATAAGATCGTCAACAATATCAGGGCTATAGGCATCATCCCACAATTCGTAGGACTCTGATGCCGTTCTGGTTCCAACTGCTGGCATGAAGGTAAGCGTTGTGACATTGCTTGTTATCGAAGAGTCAGTCACCCTTCTTGTTAGCGTATCATTGCTACCGCTTGTGAACCGTACCCACTTGCCTATCTGGGTATCAGCACCTCCAAGGACGATGCTGTTATCTACAATCGTGTTGTTATCTGCACTACCTGATGCGGTAGCAGCAGATACATACACCGCACCCAGAGCGTAGCCGATATGCTGTCTTAACTGTTCTCTCGTCCTTCCTTGTATCGACGGCATTTCGTATCCTCGTATATAAAGTTATGGGGTGCGTTTCTCCTGCCTCTTGGCTTTCTGGTTCTGGCGCACCACCGGCTTAACAGCCTGAAGGGCTATCAGGTATCTTGGATCTTTTAATCGTGCCTTCTGCTGTTCTGTAAGTTTCTTAGGCTGCCTGCCAGCCATTAGTAGCCGCCCTTCTTCTTCTTCTTGTTCTGGGTCATTCGCTTGCCTGTTCGCTTAGATTCGCGCTTGGCAGCGGCACGGCCTGCTGCTGTGTAAGGATATTTCTTTCCGCCTACTTTAGGCATGTTACTTCTCCTTGGCTGACTTACCGTTCTTCGACGCCTCAGCTTCCTCAGTCAGTCTAGTGACCTCAGATGTGGCAGCATCCAGAGCAATGCTCATTGCAGAGAGCTTCCGCATAAGTGCCCGGTTCTGCACCTGAAGCGTCATCAGGGGGTTCGTCTGCATGACTGCCTGTACGTCTTCTGTTGTTACTTCTACGCTTACATCCTGTTGTGTCATATTCCTTTTCCTCTCTTCTAAAAATAAAGTTTTCCTGTTGTGCTTTCCCTGCGCTTAGTCCGGTGCCTGAGAAACTCGTTCAGTGCTTTGCCTGCCTGCTTCCGTTCAGCTTGGGTAGCGGGACGCTTGTCATACTTCTCCCGGACCTCTTTTACGAAGTTCTCGGTAGCATGACCCATCATGTCCTCAACCTCAGCCTGAGATGTATCTCCGTTAGCAAGCACACGTATCAGTTGTTTGTGCACCTTACCGAATTTATCCTTGGCCTCAACCATAAGCTCGTGGGAAACCACGCCGCCATTTCCTGTGTCGGGACCAACAGGGGCTACTCCGTTATAGGCAGCCCCTGCTGGTATCCACAAATCGCTCATTTACATCCTGTTCCTATGTGCGAATATTCAGCATAACCCACTGGTACTGAGTAGCAACGGCTGGTATTCCCATAGCATGGCCGATGTTTACGAGGTCTGACTCGTCTGAATAGTCAGTTCGCTCTGCTGTGCCATCTTCATCTTGCTGAGAAACAGCGATACCATCACCGACAATAGCAACCTGCGCTCCTATAAGGACAGCGGCAGGGCCAGAGGTCTGTACCCAGCAGAAGTAATCTGCCGTTACTGGTGCTGTGGTTACGCCGACAATACCTGTGGTTGGCGTTCCATTGCCGTCAACAATGTGTATGTCCTTGTAAGGGCTATACATTAGTCCAAACTTGGTATCTGTGGTAAAAGCAGTAGCGATACCATCTGGCTCATCAATGGTTATTGAAAGACCAGTTGCACTAGATACTGCGGTGTTGGACTTGATTCGATATATTTCACCCTCACCCGGCCCATCATTGACATATACGTATGCGTCTTTGTACTGATCTTTGGTTACAGTAAGGGACGTACTAGTGGTAAAGGATGTAGCCCCAGCCGATGCGGCGGCGGCGGCCAAGTCCATGTCGTGTGCTGCAACAGCAGCGATGCCATTTACTAGATTGCCACCACGAGCAATACCAGTTCCATTATCTTCGGCATAGTAAAACACCCTGCCGTCTGGAGTTATAGCACGAGTGCCTAGTTTGTGCTTTTGCTCAGAAGTCTCCCTTTTTTCCATCCCATAACTCAAATAAACTGTCGTTGGAAATGCCATTGCAATCCTCCTTAAATTTACAGGCTCTAAGTCCTGCGAACGCCGTTATTAAATTTTTGCGCTAGGCACGGCCTTCTTTACACCTAGCTGGTTTTGTAATGAGGCCCCATTCGCCTCTTTCCTCTTCCTGCAACAATGGGTTGGAGTGCGTCGTCCTCCTCAGCTTTTGACTGAGGCGCACTCACAACCACATTGTTCTCAATGCACCACTTGCAAGTACATCCGTTACCCGGCACCCACGGAAACAGTCCTATTCGTGCTTTACGCAACACGTAGTCCGGGCTCCCCGGTACACCACGCACCGCAGTACCAACATCCTCCGTGATCTCCCCATCTATGTTGTAGCTTGGCTTGTGACGATACAGTGTCGTCTTAGGCTGCCACTCATCAATGTAACGGAGAGTGAACCCTGCATTTGCCAGTTCGTTCTTTTGCTGGTTACGTTCTGTTATACCTGCCATTATTTACCTCTTACTATTCCTTTTAGCTGAAGGACAGATCGCCAATCTCGGCTATGAACGATGCTCCACGGGAGTCATCAAGCTCAAATACACCATAGTCTGCGGTCATAACGACCTCAGTGGCTCGGAGAGAAGCATCTCTCTGCCGCTCTGTTCTGGTGTCTACGCTTGTCAGGGCTGCCATAGCAGTCTTGTCAGCGATAACACCATACCCGGAGTCCTGTCCACTGATCTTCTCTATGTTTCCATCTTCAAAAATGCTCACGCCATTGATTGGGCGTAGTCCGCTGTAGAAGTTCTGCAACAGATCCACACTCCACCCACTGGTCAACCCGGCTGCTGCTGCTGTGTCGGCAGTCGTTGCAGATGCCTTGGAAAGTTCCGCAACTGCATTGGGGTGATGGATGATATAAACCTGATTGCCAAACTTGTTCGCCTTCGCCCGTGATATAGCAGCATGGACATTCGCTGTCGAGAATGTCTGGTTGTCTGCACTAAGGGCAGTGCCACCATTGAGGTTAGGCCACAGAGCTATAACGTCCGTGTCCTTCTTCCTCGCCATACCGTCACCAAGCTGTCTACCGATCATGCTGAACACGTTGTCAGCAG